TCGCACACTCACGATCACTCAACTTGTTCTTGAGCATCGCCACCTGGATCTTCTCCACTTCCTTGTGGTTCATTAACCTCAACATTTTCTGCCTCCACTATTTTAGGTTCTTCCGGCCCACTCATGTTTATCTGTACAACACTTGGTCTATCTACATCTTGCTCTTGCTCTAATAAACCAGATGCTTTAGCTAACACTCTCAACACTCCAACTTTATCATGCAGCTCTACTTCTAACTGTGGCCCCATCTTTGTCGGTGTTACTTTAATTTTTTTTATAGCTTTGATTGCTGACTTTGAAATATTTTTAGGATCCTTAATAGTAACATTACCCTCATCATCCCAATTCATTATCTCATCAATATTTGCAGTAGCTATATCAATTAATTCTTGAGCAACATTATCTTTGTTATGCTCAATGACTTCGGACTTTCTAATCCTCCTCTGAACCACTCGGACACCACCGAACCGATCCAGAGGAGGTTTTATAATCCTCTTTTTAGTAGGGGATTGTGTCATCCATTTCTTCCTTATCAGCTTGTTCGGCTGCTAGATTGACAGGAGGTTCCTCATCCTTATTCTCGAATGTACTAAAGAATAAAATAGGATCACCTTTTTTATATTCTTTTGTTTCATCCTTCTTGTAGATCTTTGTATCTACTCTTCCTGGAACCGGAATGTACTTTCCTGTATCCTTATTGTAATCAGCACCAGGCCAAGTTTCGATGATAACTTCTAATCCTTCTGGAATAGATGCACCTTTGTAAAACTTAAATCCTCTGTTGCTGGATATTGGTTTAGACATATATTTCCTCACTTGTTTGTTTCATGTTTTATTTGTAAAAAAATTGTGTGATACCCCCCTATAGATATACGCACCCAGGGGGCAAAGGGGTGTCCAACTTTTTATGAAATAAAAAGCCAGGTTTTCTGCCCCTGTATTTCTCAATCTTCTTACAATACAAAACATATACGAACCTTTACGATTTGTAAAATCTATTATTTCCAGGGCATCCTCTTCTTGTTAGCTATTCTCTTAATCATCTTCTGTATATCCAATGTATTATTATCCTTATGTTCCTTAAAGAATATAGGCTTAAAGAAATAGATAGATCCAGGACAATCATATCGATTATCCTTCCTCCATTGTATCGTAGTCTTGATCTTGGCAATGGCTGTATCCGGATGCAATCCTTTATGCAGCCAACTCTTTACCAAATCTTCTTGCTTAATATCGTAAACTTTATGCTGTCCGAATATTTCTCTACAGAATTTAACATAACTATTCATTATCAATCTACTGTTATTAAGAATAGATATATTGTTAGTTAGAGTGTTATGTAGTCGCTCTGAAGGAATATCTACATATTCACTAGAAGGAATATTTACCTTATTAGTGTCTTTCTTATTATTCACTCTAGGGGAATATTTACTATTACTGTTTTTATTCATAAGGGGGCCTTTCGGAACATCTACCTTCTCTTCATAAGATCTATCATTTACTGTAGCTATAGCTTTAGCATCCTCTTCCTTAACACTAGGATCAAACACCATAAAGTATTTATTACCTTTTAGTCCAGGATGTTTCTTTGCATATCGCAAGTAACCCCATTGGATTAGTTTCTGTATGTGCTTGGACACAGTTGATTGTGTGATGTGTAAGTTTCTAGCAATAGTAATCTGATTAGGCCAACACACACCGGTTCTTGATGTGTAGTTACCCAGACAAGCCAGGATCATAAATGTCCTCGGATAAGTCTTGAAACGAGGATCTATGACAGCTCGTTGTGGCAGCACACAGAATGCTCCAGGTGTTTTGCCTTTACCATAATCAGCTTTGTTCTTTGGCATCAAGTAATTGCTTTCTGATCTTATTAAAATCTGACCATAAACGAATACCACTATCTTTTTTAAGTGACCAATGACCGGTTCTTTGGGCCTTGCACTTTTGATGATAGCACACAGTTGTATGATCTCGCTGTCCACACTTTCTACCAATGAATGTTACACCATAGCCTGTCAGCTCCAGGCATAAGTTTATAAATAAACTCCTGGCACTTACAAGATAAGCTACTCTGTTTTGAGATAGAATGTCATGAGGATTTAGATCTGTATATTTACATACAGCTACAAGTACATCCTTCAAGAATATTCTATCTTTAGCTGGTTTGACTTTGTTGCCTTTGTATTCTTTTAACAAAGCTAATTCATCCTGGAGTTTTCTTATTTCATTTTCCAGGATTGTTATTCTTACTTCTGTTTTATCTGGTGCGATTGGTTTCGGTGGTCGTATAACATTATTTGGAATGGGAGTTACCATCTTTATCCTCTTTCTTTTTTAGTTTAACAACTTTAGCTCCAGGGTTAAGCAGCTCCTGTAGATCTTCCTCTGTTAGATCTTCAATATCAATTTCTGTTGGATCTTTTCGTTTTGCTTTTTTTCTTTTATTGATCATGTCAGTAAGCTCTTTGAGTAATCTCTCGCAGTACCAATGGGCCTTGCCAATGTCATCTCTAGTACCTTCAAGAGTTTGTACTTTCTTACCAGCTCTGAAATTGTATTTAGCTATATTAAACTTACAGGCCCCAATGATCTCTGCCTCTGATAGTTGTGAGAATGTAGCATCGCAAGTTTCTATTTTGTTATCTTTGTAATGATCCGGATTTATTTTATCGTTCAATCTTACCTCTTTTCTTGATTTGATATTGTGGTTTTGAATTTAAGACTAATTCTGTAGCATCAGTTATTAATTTAGCCATTGATACCCTATTCTTTTTAGCCTCTTTTTTGAGTTTATCCTTCAATTTAGTCGAAATCTTCAGATAAATGGGGGTTAATTGTGGTTGCATTGATTATTCCTTTTTTTAATTAATACCCTTGAAGAAATATATTTAATATATATATTAATATACATGAACAATATAAGACCAACAATGAAGGGAGTTAGTACAATGAAGAAGTATGTAGGCTACACTAGAGTTAGTACAGATAAGCAAGGCAAAGAAGGTTATGGAGCTAGTGATCAATTACAAACTATTAATGAGTTTGTTAAGAATGATGAGCTGCTGCAAGTATTCCAGGAAGAAGAAAGTGGATCTAAAAATGATAGACCACAATTAACACAGGCCCTGGAGTTATGTAAAAAAGAAAAAGCAACTTTAGTTATTGCTAGACTTGATAGACTATCTCGTAACCTGGCATTCACAGCATCACTTATGGAAAGTAAGATTGAGTTTGTTTGTTGTGATATGCCATCAGTAAATAAATTTACGATACAAGTTTTGGCTGCTGTAGCTGAACAGTATTTAGATACTTTAAGAAAGAATACTAAATCTGCTTTGGCCCAGGCAAAAAAAAGAGGAGTTGTTTTAGGTAATACTAAAAACTTAAAACAAGCTGCACAAAAGGGTAATGCTAAAAAGAAATTGTTAGCAGATCAGAAAGCACAATCAGTTGCTAACATTATTTCAGAGCTTAAAAAGTATGGAGTAAGTACATTGTCTGAAATAGCTAAAGCTCTTAATGCAAGAGGAATTCCTACAGTTAGAAATGGTGAGTGGTATCCATCTACTGTAAAGAATTACATGGATAGATGTTCTGTTAATGTTCGTCTTTAATATAAACAAATTGTGTCTAAAAGATAAACTATATGAGATCATTTAGACACCTTAACAAAGGAGTAATGATGATTAACTTTTTTAGAAAGTTTAAAGAGCAAATTGTATTTGCCATTGAGTGCATAACATTTTTGATGATGTTAGCTGCAATGTATTTTTTAACAATAGTATTATGTGCGTTGTCAGATAAGTGTGCTGCGTACTATGGAATGATGGGAGGTCTGTAATGAAACTTACTGATTATGCCAGAAGGGAAATAGGATCTAGCTCTATTCCAAGTTTAGTTTTAACCGATGAAGGTTACATAGGTTTCAATTCACCGAATGATGAATTGGAAAAGGCAATCAATGCCTTACAAGGAAAGGAAGTTATAAATGACATAGCTAACAATCCTAAAGTTAAAGCTGGTACTGTATTGGAACCAGCAATACTCAAACTATTTCACAATGAGATATTAAAGATAGGTGCTGAACAGAAAGCTCCCTCTATAAAGGTTGATGTTCCAGATAAAGCATTCTTCTTTGATGTTGATGGTGGAAAAATTGGTAGCTCCCTTGATGCTCGTATGGAGCTGGAAAGTAAATTAACCTTAATCGATCATTCTAATTCCTCCCACGAATTAAATGGTATGGGTGTGATTGAGATTAAAAACTATTCCGGAGCTGCCATTGATCCTGTATCAGAGATCTATAAACTCCAGGTACAGGCCCAGCTCTTAACTACCGGTTATAACTATGCCATCTTGGTTAGGCTAGTTAAGGGTTGGGAGTTACAATGGTTTGTTTATAAACCTAATAAAGAAATCCAGGCAAAGTTAATTGATGCTGCTGTAGAATTTTGGCATAGAGTTGATGGTGTACTTGAAGGTGATAAGTTACATTATGCTGCTGCTAATTCTAAAGAGGCATCTAGGATCTACAAAGGTAATAGATCTAAAGATGTTGTTGATCTTAATACCAACAATGAAATGCCACAGCTTATTGATGATTATATAGCTGCTGGTAAAGCAATCAAAGCATCAAAAGAAATCCAGGACAAGGTATCAACTAGATTAAAAGAAATACTAGGTGAGAATGAGAAGGCCGAGTGTCATGGGTTTGTAATTAATCATACAACATATGAGAAGGCGAAAACTAAAATGGTTAAGGTAGAAGGTGCAGCTCCTACAGTAACTCGTAGGTTTTCAATTAAGGAAATTAATGGATGATCCTACAAAATACTTTCAAATCAATAGTTATTTATTGGCTAGAAAAGAGAGTGCCAGGCTTGTTAGAAATAAAATTTATGAAAAGACAGGCCTGGAGCTTGAGGTTCCATTCATTGAAGAGCTTATCGAGTATGTTGCAATGGCAGCTATCGAGGGCCTTAAAATACAAAACCAAATATTTACAATTCATATAGATAAAGGAGTACCAAATGAACCAGAAGGAAACGATGACGATGACGAAACACAACACTAAAAATATAGTTGAGGCTTTAAGTAAGTTTCAAGAAGAGGCTAATGTAGCAAAGAAGGAAAGTAAAAATCCTTTCTTTAAATCTACTTATGCTGCATTAGAAGATGTAATAGCAGCAGCTAATCAAGGGGCCAAGTATGGATTAGCATTCACACAAACTATTGATTACGATAAAAAGATAATCGATGGAGTAGTTGATACCACAATGTATGTAACTACAATCTTAATGCATAAGGATAGTGATACAGAAATTACATCCAGGTATTTAATTGTACCAAAAAATAATAAGTATGATGACAGCCAGGCCCTGGGATCTGCAATTACTTATGCTAAAAGATATTCTTTACAGGCTATCTATGGATTACCTAGTGAGGATGATGATGCTAACTCTTCAACACACAATCCAAAAGTAACTAAACCATCTGAAGAAGATATGAGATGGATTACTTTTTCTGAAGAGCAAAGAGCAGAGATGTTAGGCATAGTACAGAATGCAGCAGAAGATATGGAAAAGAGATTAGATCTTCTTGAGCAATTTGAAAATGATAACAAAGTTAAATGGGATCTATGTAAGAAAGCTCATCCAACAGCTGGTGATCAGATTACAGTTAAATGTTCTTATTTAAAATCACAATTAAAAAAACAAATTAAGAAGAAAGATGAGGTAAACAATGCCAAACCTAATGATAACTAAAAAACAATTAAAGGTTTTTGATTTCATAAAGAACTACCAAACAAAAGAAAGAGTACCTCCTACTGTGCGTGAGATTGCAAAGCATATGGGATGTGTTCATTCTAATGTACATCGAATGCTGCGTTTACTTGAGAGAGATAATCTTATCAAAGTACATCCAGCTAAACCAAGAGGCATTGAATTGTTATGAAAATTTTTAAGAGTAGATTTAGTAAAGAGTTTATCAAAGGTTTAATAGAGGCATTTGATGGTACTGATGATGTGGTAGTTATCACAATACCTGGATCTTCTGAACCTTACATAGATCCTTATCAAAAGTTTTACTCTGCTAATGATCCAGAACTTTCAAAGCTAGAACATAATCCAATGTTTCCATCTAATGTTGAGATCAAACCTTACGAAGAATTTTGGTTTGAAAAAAATAGAGATCGCATTGAGCATATGTTTTTAAAAAATCCAAAGGAGGATCCAAGTGGTAACTGATCAGACAAAAGAACTAGATAGATTAACAGAAGAAAATAATAATTTAAAAACAATAAACAAAGGACACAAAGATTTGAATGGTGAGCTGCAAACTAAACTATCTAAAAAAGAACAAGAGATCGTAGCCTTGTATGAAAATGTAAAATTAAAGGACAAGACTATATCAAAATTAAAGGATAGAATTCAAGAGATAATTAAGCAGCTAGTATTACTTTGTAAATCGTGAAACTATTTGTTTTGATTTTATACCTGGGTGTAGGATCTGAATTGTACATGATGCATCCTGTCCAGGTTACAGA